CTCATCGTGAGCGCGATCCCGACCTTCGTGCCGGTGATCGCGGACGCGAGCGTGCCGCGCGCCGCGTCCATCGAGGACTTCTTCTGGATCTGCTCGACTTCCGGCGTGGTCTCGCACTTCGAGACGTTGCCGAGCTCGCGGTAGCCCTTGTAGGTGCCGGCCGCTTCCTTCCGGTTGAAGTACACCTTGCCGGACCCGACGAGCAGGTTGGCCGCATTGGGGGTGCTCACCGGTCACCTCCCTTCGGACCGCTCTTGTCGACCGGCTCGGCCACGCCGAGCGCGATCAGATGTGCCGCCGTCTTCGCATCGATGTCACCGAGGACCGTCCCGACCGCGACCTCCTTGTCGCCGTGCTGGTGCCCGGGCTTGATGATCTTGATGCGCTGCGTGTGTTCCGCAGGCATGGCTATGCCTCCTGGCTTGCTGTTGGCGTTGGAAAGCGGACGGTGAACCGTTGCGTCGCCCGTCCGAACTCATCCTCGAGCACTTCGAGGTCCCACTCCGTGCCCTCCTCCGTGGTCTCGATCGCGAGCCCGCCCCACGTCTGGGTCTGGAGCATCGCGGAGGTCGCCCAGGCGAGCTGCGCCTCCAACCCATCCTGCGGGTCGGTGCCCTTCACCCAGTGATCCAGCCACACCGTGAGGTGCCGCTGGACGATCGGCGCCGTTTTGTGCTGGCCCACCTTCACGACCGTCTCGGCCGAGAGCTTGACCATCGTGAGCGGCAACGTGTCGTGCTCGCTCGGCGCCGCACGCGCGGCCAGCACCGTCAGTCCCGCCGGCTTCCCCGCACCATTCAGCGCGGCGAGGATGGCGGCCCGGAGCGTCGCGCGCTGCGTGCTCACGCGCTCCCCTTCTTCAACAGGGCCTGCGTGATTTCGCCATCCACGAAGTCCGGCGGACGGCGGCGATCAACGACGGTGTAGCTGTCGGCGCCGATCGTGACCGCCGTCCCGTTCTGGAGCCCCGGGAACCACGCCGTCGGGAATGTGATCGCGATCCGCTCGGCGATGACCCCGCGCTCCGCGCCGGGCAGGATTTCTTCATCCCACCCGTCGCGGTAGACGCCCTTCGTGATGGCGCCGACCGTGACCTCCACCACGGGCAGGCCCGTGAAGAACGCCGCGAGATCATCGTCGAAGACGGACACTTACGTCGCGGCCCGGATGGCGGCGAGCAGCTCCGCCTTGGTGGTCGCGTCGTCGAACGTGAGGCCGTGCGCCTGCGCCTGCTCCTGCAACTCGGCCTTGTTCATGCGCTCGAGCGGCTTGGCCGGCGGTGTCCCTCCGGCGCCGCCTGTTCCTGCACCCGCCCCCGCGTCCTTCGTCGACGCCCCCGTCCCATCGGTCGGGACGAGCGCGCCGTAGGCCACAAGCTCCTTCACCTGCGGATCGGACGCGTCGAGCGACACCGTCTCGCCATGCTCGATCCGTTTGCCGCTGCGGAGGATGAGGCCCTCCGCCCGGTAGGTCGTCTGCATCGCCGCTCCTTGGCCGCTTACGCGACGGCCGCCGAGAAGAGGTAGCCGGCGTCGGACGCCGCGATCACTTCGCGGACGGACTCGCCGACGCGGATGCGCGTGCCGCCCCGCATGCCGATGTCGGGGTCGTCGATCTCGCCGGCGACGCGGTTGCCCCACTCGCCGGTGAAGCCGAAGGTGACGCCGCCGGACGTCGGCGACTGCACCTGCGGGTTGATGTGCAGGAAGGCGGCGAACTTGCCCCAGACGCGGCCGAGCGCGGCCGCCTGGCCCTTCGCGGCCGTGTTGTACCAGCCGTCGCCGACCAGGAGCTCGTCGAGCTCGAGGACCTTGGCGATGAACGAGAGCGGCACCACACCGGAGTCGCCCGAGTTCGCGTTGAACGCCTTCGCGATCCGGGGATGCTGCTGGAGCTTCGTGGCGACCGCGCGCCCGATCACGCCCTTGTTCGGGCGGACGAGCATCGTGTCGAACGCGGCGAGGATCGTGCCGATGGGATCCGACGCCGGGTTCACCGCGTCGCCGTACCAGTTCCACTGGTCGTTGCCGGCGAGCGTGGCCTTGTTCGCGGCCGGGTAGTTCCCGGCGCCGAAGACGAGCGCCGCCGTGCGGTACTCGCGCCGGAGCGCGAGCAGATCCGTGACCTCCTCGACGGCGCGGGCCTTCGGGTCGAGCCCGCCCCCGTTCGCCTTCGCGACCTCGATGTCCTGGTAGGGAATCGGGGCGTCCAGCGCTTCGTCGAACACGCTGGTCTCGGTCTCGGTCGCGCTGAAGTCGACCGTGTCGGGCTTGCCCTTCCGCCCGATGCGGGTGTTCGGGAGGTTGAAGCCCTCCTCGCGGGTCCACTGCTGGTACTTGAAGGTCGGGCTCGGCACGCCAATGCGGGGAAGGACGCTGTCCGCGATCGCCTTCCCGTTCTTGTACGTCAGCGTGATCCCGGTCAGCCGCGACTGGATCGGAAACGGTGCCTGCATGTGAGTGAGATCCTCGGTTGAGTGAGTGAAACCGCCGCGCGCGCCCAAAGGCGCGCCGGCGGCTTACACCGGCGTGGTGATCTGGCCGGTCCGGACGATGACCGGGATGATGTCGTTCGCCGCCGCCGTCTCGAGCGCGACCGCGCCGTACCGGGCGACCGTGCCGGCGCCGGGCGCGCAGGCGACGCCCAGCCCCGCGGCGTCCGCCGTGACGAAGCCACCGCGCGCGGGCGTACCCGAGCACTTGAGCTGCGCCTCGCCGGCGAGGACGACGTCGACCAGGTCGCCCGCGGCCGCCGCGACTTCGGTCGAGACCCCGAGGATGGCGTCCGTCGCGGCGGCCGCCAGCACGACCGTGCGTGCCGCCGAGAACTTCACGAACGCGTTGGCGGTGATCGCCCCGCCCGCGATGAAGGACTTGATGTGCGGCCGCATGTTACTTGCCCTCCTGGGCGACGATGTGGTCGTAGGCATCCGCGGCCGAGACCGTGATGCCCTGCTTCGCCTGCTCCGCGATGTGCGCCTGCGCCTTCTGCGTGCGCGCGCGGATGACGGCCGGGCTGGTCTCGTCCGGCTTCTGCTTCGGCGACGGCTCCAGCGAGGCTTTCGCCGGGTCCGGCGCATCCGCCTTCAGGAGCTTCAGGGTCTCGCTCTTCTTCGCCTTCTCGGCCGCGAGCACCTGCACGGCCGCTTCCGGGCCCGTGGTCTTGCCGTCGAAGGCGAGGCCCTGCACCATCGCCTCGTGGCCCGGCATGCTCTGCGCGAGCACGCCCTGGATGCGCGCGCGTTCGGTGGTCGCGCCTTCCTGCTTCAGGGTCTCCGCCTTCGCGGCGAACCCCTTTTCGGCCTCGGCGACCGCGGCGTCGACGAACGGCTTCGCGTCGGCGGCGGTCACGTCCGGCTTCTGGTCAGCCATGATCTGATCCTCTGTCGTGGTGGTGGTGGACGCGGCGGCACCGGCCGCGAGGGACGACTGCGCAACGGGGAGCGGGCGCACCGGCCCGCTCGCGTCGCTGAAGGCACGGACGGCGATCTCGCCGGCGGCGAGCAAGGCGATCACTTCGTCGAGCGTCGCGAATCCATCCACGAGCCCGGCATCGATCGCTTGCTGGCCGATGAAGACCTGTCCGTCCGCCATCTGCGTATGCGCGAGGGCGAGATCGCTGACCCCGCGGTTGACCACGACGTCCTGCAGAAAGACGCCGTAGATGTGCTGCGCTTTGGCGAGGAGCTCCGCGCGCCCCTCCTCGGTGAGGGGCGCATACTGGCTCACGACGCGCTTCTGCGACCCGGCGGTGACCTCGGTCGTCTTGACGCCGCGCGCTTGCTCGGCGCCGCTCACGTCGACGTGCGTGGCGACCACGCCGATCGAGCCGACCATCGTCACCTGGCTGGAGGCGAACACCTTCGCGGCCGCGGAGCCGACCCAGTACGCCGCGCTCGCCATCGTCCCATCCGCGAGGGCCGCGACCGGCTTCTTCGCCGCCGCCGCGCGCACGACCTGCATCAGTTCCTGCGTCCCGTCGACCGTGCCGCCCGGGCTGTCGAGCACGAGCGCGATCGCCTCCACGCTCGGGTCGTCCATCGCGGTCCGAATCACATTCGCCGCGACCTGCGTGCTGACGCCGCCGGAGATCCGCGTGAAGAGGTTCATGCGCTTGCCCATCACCCCCACGATCTCGATCACGGCCACGCCGTCCTGCACGTCGTAGCCGGTGAGCTTGGGACTCCGGAGCGGACGCCCCAGCGCGGCCTCGATCGACGCGAGATCGATCTTCGGGCCCCGGACATGCGCCTCATAGATCGCCTCGATCTGTCGCTTCTTATCGGGGAGGATCGCCCACGGTTCGTTCAGGACGTCGAGGAGTTGCGTCATGCCGCGCGCGCTCCCTGCCCCGGCGGCGTGGCCGGCGGCGTTTCGGTGTCGGTGCCATCGGGATTCGCGTCGGGCGTCGCCGCCGGCGCCGGCGTCGCGGTCGCGGTCGCAGACGGCGCGGCGGGCGCCGGCACGTCGAGGCCATCGCGCAGCCGCATCTTCTTTTCGCGCACCTGCTGGCGGTGCGTGGTCTCCCAGTCGCCGCCGGTGAGTTCCGAGGTCTCGCGCGAGAGGTCGCTGACGCCGAGGTCGACGCGCTCCTTCGCGGCCGTGACCTCTTTCACCGGGTCCACCTGCGGCATCGCGTCCCCTTGCCAGCGCGCGCCGCAGTAGGCGCGGCGGAGGGCGGGGTCGTCGAAGAATCCAGGCGCGTCGATGCGGCCGGAAGCGACCGCTTCCTCCATGAACGCCTCGAACACGGGCTGGCAGAACTGCTGGACGAGTGTGGCGCGCGCGTTGCGATAGTACTTCCACGCCTCCACGATCGCCGCGCGGGCCGCGGTGTAGCTCGCGGTGAAGTGCTTGATCAGCACCTCATACGGGATCTCGATGCCAATCCCGATCTGGCGGACGCAGGACTGGAAGAACGGGTCGAAGTTCGGATTCGGGCGGCCGGGCGTCGCCGAGCTGACCTCCTCGCCCGGTTTCAGATCGACCACCGTCGCGCCCGGGATCTGCACGTCGTCATCGGTGCTCTGCTGGCCGGTCTCCGAGGACACTCCCGGCAGCGCCCCGTTGAAGCCGCCGCGGTCGGACTTGACGAACACCGCCAGCAGGCCGGCGGCCACCGCGGCGTCGAGTTCCGCGTCGGACAGCCGCGAGAGCTGTTTCAGGACACGCATCACCGGCGCGAGCATCGGGAACCCGCGCGTCTGCCCGATCCGTTTCCGGTCGAAGATGTGCAGGACGTTCCGCCGCCCGGTCTTCGTGCCGAAGGCCGGCACGATCTGCCACTCCTGCCGGCGCGTCGTCCCGGTGTTCCCGGGATGCTCCGTCAGGATGTGGTAGGCTTTGGGCGCGCCATGCTCGTCCATCTCGACGCCGCCCGCCAAGGCGGTGGTGTCGCGCGCGTGGTCTTTGTTGCAGAGCCGATCGGATTCGATGAGCTGCACGCGGAGATCGTAGATCGCCCCCGGCCGCGGCACGAACGGCAGCAACACGAGCAGGTCGCCG